CGGTGCGTATGGTGTTGTGCCCGGCTTTGTTGTCTAATCCCCCGCAGGGATTCTCGACTTACTCAAGCCCACGGAAGTGGGCGGAAAACAGCAAACTTTCCTAAAAAATTCAAAGGGCGCGTCAGCGCCCCGCGCGATTTTTTGAAAAAAGATACTGAAAGTGCTATCACTCAACTGTCTTTTGAGTGCATACACGCCACAGAAAACGCTATACAATACTTTCAAAACCTGTTCGTTAGGAGGTATTGTATGGCAACTAACAAGCGCGTCTTTACGTTGCGCCTGTCCGATGAGGTTTTTGACAAAATCGGTGTTCTTGCAACCAAAGAGCATCGGTCCATCACGAACTACATAGAGTATGTGCTGCTCAAGCATTTGGAAGAAGTTGAGCGAGAGCAAGGGGAAATCGATCTCGATGACCCCGAAGGAGACTAAAGTATCATGTCAGTTTTGAAATCCAAGCGCACAGAAAGCAAGGCGGAGTATGTGAATGTCGCCAATGCGATTTACATTGAAACGATAAACTTCCTGACCCGCATTTCCGCAAGGTATTCCAGATTGATTGCAGAACCGGTTGCAAAGCTGGCAGGCGAGGTGATAGACCACGCCGAAAAGGCAAACAGCATCTATCCCTCCGACGATCAGCGGCGCCAGCTTCGTAAAGCACATCTTCTGGAAGCGCGGGCATCCCTGATGGCGCTGGATGTTCGGTTGACTCACTGCTATCTCATCATGACCCAGAACCCGCAGGGATGTTTCACAACTCCCTCAGGGAAAAGTGTCGATGCGAAGAAAGCAACTGAAAGACTGGACAAAATGGCTCAAAAGTTGGGTGAGCTGATTGACAAGGAAAACGACCTGCTGCAAGGCATGATCGGAACGGTCAATCGGAAAGCCTGATTTTTAAGTGGGTGTATCTCTGTCAATTCCTGCGGCGGCGGTCTGGTGGCTGCGGTCGCCGAACTACAACAACATCAACAACAACAACTACTTCTGCGCGGTTTCGTCGTCGGGGTCGTTGGACTATAACAACGCTAACAATGCGTATGGTGTTGTGCCCGGATTTTGCAATGCTTGGTCACATGGAGTAGCCATAGGTGAAAGACGACCATAGCAAAAGGAGAGGTACTTCCCTGAGGGTCAAACCTCTAAAACTGCTTTTCGATATGCTGACACGGACGCTTCTTGCATGGCGCGGGATGCATCTTACCGCGTTTCATGTGCCGGCATAAAGCAGATTAGACGATGCCCTACAATTCATCTGTACGAGGAGCGAATACTTTTATGACAAGTCAGGAGCGCCATGAAGCACGATACCAGCGCCGCCGGGCAGCACGCCGAGCCAGACAGGAAGCCCGTTGTGCCGCCCTCGGTTCGTTGGAAGAAGTGTTCAGCTACCACACGATGTTCAAATACGGCCGGAAATGCTGCAACGGTGTACGCTGGAAGCAGAGCACGCAGAACTTTGAGCGGCATCTGTTTTCCAACACAGCGAAGCAGCGGCGGCTTATTTTGGCAAAAAGGTGGCGGCCTAAGAAATACGTTCATTTCACGGTCTGCGAACGCGGCAAGATTCGTGGGATTGACGCTCCTCATATTACAGACCGACAAATCCACAAGGTCATCAGCAAGGAAGTGTTGGAGCCGCTTTACGACCCCAGCATGATCTATGACAACGGTGCAAGCCGGATTGGTAAGGGGCTGCACTGGCAGATCAAGCGCATCAAACAGCAGCTGGCGCGGCATTACCGCAGGTATGGCCGTGCTGGTGGGGTTTTGCTGCTCGACCTGAAGAAGTTCTTTCCTTATGCACCCCATTCCATCATCTATCAGCGGCACCAGCGGTATATCCCGAACCCTGATTTTCGGCGGATAGCAGATACCATTATTGATACTGCTCCCGGCGAATTCCCGGGCCGTGGGATGCCGCTGGGCGTTGAGCCGAGCCAGCAGGAAATGGCGGCGATGCCCAGTGCCGTGGACAACTGGATCAAATGCCAGATGTCCACGCACAGCGCCGGGCACTACATGGATGATTACTGCATCATTCTCCCGGACATCGAAGATTTGAAAAAGCTGGGCCGCGCTATCGTGCGCCAGTTTGAAATCCGCGGCATCCCGGTCAACAAGAAGAAATGCAAGATCATCCCTCTGACAAAGCCTTTCCGCTGGTGCAAGGCTCGTTTTACCTTGACCGAGACCGGGAAAATCAAAGTCAATGGTAGCCGTGACGGCGTGATACGCGCACGGAGAAAACTGAAGCTGTTCCACCGTGAATGGCTGGCCGGGAAACGTACCCTGCAGGAGGTGGCGCAGTATATGAACTGCCAAGAAGCCTACTATAAAAATTTTGATGACCATGGGCGGCTGCTGCGTCTGCGGCGGCTTTGCTATGCAATTTTTGGAGGTAGAGTGCCTTGTTCAAAATCATCAAAGCCAGTGATGGCACCGTCCTTGCCTTGACCGAGGACGTGACCTACATCAAAAAAGCCGACAACGGCTGTTATATCCTCTGCCCGGAGCCTGATGCTTCGGGCATTTCTTATGCCGGCACACCGTATCATCTGCTCGATCGTGACCCTATGGGGGACGATTTGGAAAGCGTTATGCTGGAGCAGACCGATATTGGAAGCTGGGTCACGGAAACCCAAACCGCCATCGAGGATGCTGATGCTCTCAACGTGGATCAGGCGTACCGCCTGACCCTGTTGGAGCTGGGCATCACTGATGATACCGATGCTTCTTGAGAAAGGGGGTGAACTGAATGCTGTATCGTACTTGCAAGCGCATGATTGAAAAGGGCAACACCGCTGGCATGGCAACCAAGCTGGATGTCTTTTACGCTGCCAACAAGCTGACCGAGGACGAGTATAACGAGCTGACCGCTCTGCTCGCCGAGAAGACCGAGAAGAAAGAGCAGGTCTAACCCATGGAGCATGAACGCTTTATCGCCCGCCGCCGGGCGCGCTTCGACGGCATAGATGGAAAAGTGAATATTCCCTATGGAACCGCCCTGACTTGTCAGGACGGTTTTCTTATGCACAAAAACCAGCGCGTGTGTGCTGTAGGGAGCCAGAACGGCATGGACTGCTTTGTGCAGGACGATGACGGTAACGGCACCCTGCGCGGGGAACTGGTAGGGAACATCCAGCGGTGCCTTGAGCGCCGGGATGCGGACTATCAGACCCGCTGGAACCGGGTTTGGGCATCGGCACTCTGCCAAAAGTACCGCCGCCCGGAGTCCGAAGACTACTGGCTGTGGGCGAGAGCGTTTTTTGATGCTCCGATTTTTGATTTGCAGGCAATCGCCGCGCTGGTTCAGTAACCAGCTTGTGAGACCGAACAGGGGGCTTTGCCCCCTGTTTTTTTGTAAAAAATCAAAAGGAGGTTCGGATGGACCAGCCTATCACAAGGGCCGAGCATGAAGAATTCAGGCGGCGGCTCGAAGAAGAAAACTCCCGTCAGGACAGGCGGATTGCACTGCTGGAGGAAAGCGTGAGCAAAATGGGCGCGCTGTCTACCTCTGTTGAAAAACTGGCCTTGAGTATGGAAAGCATGGTCAAGGAGCAGGAGAAACAGGGCAAGCGGCTGGAAACGCTGGAAGATCGTGACGGTGAAATGTGGCGCAAGGCCGTTGGGTACGTTGTGACAGCGGTCATCGGCGTTTTTCTCGGATATGTGTTCACGCAACTCGGTTTTTAGGGGGTGTTTTAGATGAGCATTATTTCGTTTCAGAGCGGGGACAAAACTGCGCTGACCAAAGATTTTGCGCGGTCGGAATTTCAGTGTCCGTGTGGATGCGGTGAGCAAAAGGTGGATCTGGAACTTGCTGAGAAGCTCCAGATCATCCGGGATAAGGTGGGTCAGCCCATCAAGATCACCAGCGGTTACCGCTGCATTGTTCACAATGCCAGCAAAACCGTGGGCGGTAGTCCGAACAGTAAGCACCGCTTTGGAATGGCTGCGGACTGGCGACTCAAAGATCGCGGACTGAACCCGGTAGCGCTTGGCATCTTGGCGGTGGAAGCCGGTTTCGGTGGCGTGGGTATCTACTGGTACGGAAACTATGCTTTTGTCCATGCGGACACCCGCAACGCAAAGGCAACGTGGCTGTGTGATGCAAAACTGCACTACCCCAGCACCACCTACCTGAAATTCATTTTGCCGACCATCCGCCGGGGCTGTACCGGGGATGCAAACAGAGCGGCTACAAAGATGCTCCAGCGGTTGCTGGGGCTGACCCCGGACGGCATTTTTGGAGAAAAAACCGAAAACGCCCTGCTGAAAGCGCAGGAGAAGCACAAGCTGGCCGTGGATGGCATCTGCGGCCCTGCCAGTTGGCGGGCAATTTCTGGGGCCAACAAGTATCTGTGACATAGGAGGAAACCATCATGGAAGCTATTCTGAGTTTTATTCCCGTGCCTGTCGCTGTCATTCTGATGGCGGCGGGTTTTGTTTCGCTGGCAGTCGGCGGTATCCGGCTGGGCTACAAGGCTACTGTTAAGAATCTGGCGCTGGATCTGGTGAACCGGGCTGAAAAGTCCATTATGGGTTCGGGGCAGGGGGCGAAGAAGAAAAAGCAGGTCTTCGCCGCCCTCCGCGCCAAATGCCCGGCCATCATCCAGTGGGCAATCACGGATGAAGTGCTGGATGCGGTCATTGAGCGCGCTTTTGACGCTATGACCGCGGCGCTGAGTACCAAAAAGGCTTGACGGATACATAAACGCCAGCTAAAATAGAACCATTTGAAAAGCCACGGCTTTTGTAGAGAGCGGCATTGCCTGTGGGCAGTTCCGCTCTTGATTTTTACATTTCGCCGCCCCGGCGGCATACAAAATCCCCCTGCATTGACTTCATCGGCCAGTGCAGGGGGATTTTTTGTTTGCAGATTACCAAATATCGCCGTCATCGGCTTCCTCATCTGGGGTGAGGGCTTCCAGCATATCCGCATCCAACTTACCCAAATCAAGGGAAATGCGCTTGCCGGTATAATAGCCGATCACAGTCAAAACCGTGCCATTGAAATTATATTGTTTGCTTCCGCGCAGGATGCGGAGAGCCTGCTCCAAATCATTCATATAGTAAACCTCATCCTATTTTGGTAATGTAAAAGCGGGTGGATCCTTTTGTCCAAGGGTTGTGCTTGTCTTCTTCCTCAAAGCGCTTCTTCATGGAAAGCGCCTGTTCTTCGGTGCAGGTTCCGCCAACGATTTTATCATAACTATTTTTCACATAGTATTTGACACCGACGGCGGCGCCGTGCTGAAGCGCTTGCTCAAGCGTAAGCATTCAGTTCATACCTCCCATCAATCACCGAACATCCGGCGCTCAGCGGCTTCCTGGCGCTCTTTTTCAATCATGGCGGCAATCCGGGACTTCTCTTTGGTGCTGAACCCCCAAGCCTTTTCGCAGGGGATGGCAACAATGAAGCCGTCCTCATGGATGCCGTATTCATTGAAATCTTCGTCAACGTACCGCTTGCAGTTGTGCGGCCGGTCGTTGAAGTCGTATTCGACCTCATCAGGAATGCGGGTCAGCTTGCCCTTGATGGGAAAATTGTTCAGCTTTGCAAACTCTCGGATGGTCATGGCGCTTCTCCTTACTCAATCGCTTCTTCAATGCTGCTGGTGGCATCTTCCAGACTGCTTACCGCATCGGACAGGCTTTCACAGATTTCCTCGGTACGCTCGTACCGCTCGCCGCTCTGGAAGTTTTCAGGGATGTTGTCCCGGTATTCTTCTTCCTCGGTCTGGATTTCCTCAAGCTGCATCTGGAGGGTTTCAAGCTGGTCAACGATGGCCTGCAGGGCCTTTCTGCGCTCTCTGTTCATATATATTCTCCTTGATTTTTCATCGGTGGGTGGTTATAATTAAAAAGCGAGGGCGGCGGCTCCTACCCGCCGCCCTGCTCTTACGGATTACTTGTTATCCGTGGGGGTCTCGTTGCTCTGAATGATTCTGTTGGGTTTAATCGTGATCGTTATCCGCTCTGCAAGATCGGGATGTTCGACCAAGATTTCCAGCAGCTCTTTCAGAGCTTTTACTTTTTCATCCATCGGTCTGTTCTCCTTTCCGGTGAGCTTCCCGCTCCTCCTGACACCTATATTATACATCTTTTTGATTTACTTGTCAATGAAAAAGATAAACTTTTTTGATTTCGTTGCAAATATTTTTGGTTGACAAATAGCTCAAAAAGATGTATTCTTATAATCAACAAGGAGGTGTTGACATTATGAGTGTTTCGGATGTTATCAAGGGTCTCTTGGCAATGTCAGGAAAGAAACAGGCCGAACTGACAAGCGTTTTGGGAATGAGCAGCAATCAGGCTGTAAATAATAAAATTAGGAAAAATAGCTGGTTTGCCAGTGATCTTCTCAAAGTGGCAGAATTATGCGGATGTAAGCTGGCTTTTGTGATGCCGGACGGTCAGTGCATATATCTCAGCGATGATGAACAGGAAAAATAAAAGGAACAGCCGCCAGCAAACATCGTAATGCTGGCGGCTGTTCCTTTAGTCAGAGAGTAGTTGTTTGACCTGAGAAGCGCCGAAGAATGATGCCCTGTAGGTTTGGCCGTCCCCCTTGCTGCTGTGGATAAGCACCGCCTGAAACAGAGCCTTTGCGCCATGCTCCACCATGTACCCGGCGGCTTTCCATCCTGCCCATGTGTTCACAGGCTCGGCCACCCCGGCGGCCTGCTGGGCTTCCTCGATGCGCTGGGCGTTGATCGGGGCGGCCTTTGCGCTGTTCCATGCCCGGTGCAGAGCTTCGGCAAAACTGCCCACGCCCTTGCGATACAGCTTCCATGCCTTGCACATGATGGCGGACAGATCAAACTTTTTCATAATGCCCTCTCTTTCTTTGGCTGAAAAGATAAAATAAAAAGCAGCAGGGGAGTGGGTTACTGACTTAGCATGCGCTCACGACTTACTGCGCTCCCGGCTCTTACTTCGCCCCTTGCCTTCCGGTCGTACTCCCTTGCTGTGATTATAGTATCCTCCATCTTTAAGAAAAAGACAACAGCAAAAACATGAAAATATAAATAAAATAAATTTATTTATCGCCCTGCTGGATGTATTAAGATTGAAGCGGAATTGCGGATTGTATATTTGGATGAGGAAGATTTTGGGCAAAAAAAGTCCCCAGACACCGAAGTGTCCGGGGAAAGGGGATAACTTACTTGTCGGACGTTATGGATCTGCACCGTGGCGTTGCAAGCCTGCTTCGGGTCAAATCATCCAAATCTTCTTCTTGAACCAGAAGATCGGAGATTTTGCAGTCCAAGGCTTTGCAAATCAAATCAAGCTGTTCCAAAGATACCCGGTCGGTCATCTCATGGTAAAGATCATTGATTGTGTTTCGCCGGATTCCAGTTGCGTCTGCAAGTTGCTTCTGAGTCCATCGCTTTTCGCCTAAGCGGACGGACAACAAAATCCTTAACATCAGCCATATCTCCTTTGCGGAGAGTGTAGCATAAAAGGGTAATCTATATCAGCAAAATGATATTTGGTATCGTATTTTGATATTTTCGATTTGAGGGCGAGTGTGACTACCGATTGACTACCACGGTGCTTTTTCGTATTTGCGCAGTCCTTTGTAGAATAGCGTATATTCGTTGTTTATTTTTGCTTTTGCACCAATGGAGTGCGGGCTGGAATGACTCTTAATCAGTGGGCCCAGGGTTCGAGTCCCTGGAGGTGCACTTACAAAAGAGCGTTGAATCGTAAGATTTAACGCTCTTTTTCGTTATGTAACCCCGAAAAATCGGGGTCTGCACGGTCAATGCACGGTTTTTGCACGGTCGGCTTTTTCGTGGGAATCCTCTGCATAGGCTGGAATTGCTTTGAAATGCGTGGTAAATTTTGCATCAGGTCAGCAGTGCCAGACGGAGCTGCGCCTTTACCTCTGGGTCGGCGTTCTTCAGAAGTTCCAGCAGAGCAGTCATAGAGATGGTTGGTTCGCCTGCGGCGGGTACAGCCTGTGGGCTGGGGGTGTCGGGCTTGGCATAGAAGCCGCTTTCAAACTTCTTGCCCAGCTCCACACGGGAGGACTGCTGGATATGGGCGTAGGTGTTCACCAGCATATCTGCCGTTGCGTGTCCAGTAGTTCCCTGCACCGCCTTCACATCGCCGCCGGAGATCATCAGCTGATAGGTCGCACTGGAATGACGCAGACCGTGGAATACGATACGTGGGAACTCCGGGTGTGCGTCCTGCCATTTCAGGAACTTCTTGCGGATGAGCACAGGCTCCACCGCCAGGCCGTTGGGCAGACGGAACAGCATTCCGCTATCATGGTAGCGTGCCGGGTCTTTCATCTCGTCTGCCGCCAACTGATTCAGCCACTTCTTCAATTCCTCTTTCAGTGCAGAGGTCATGAAGATGGTACGGCAGGAGGATGCGGTTTTGGTGCTTTTCAGGATGAGGGAAGTGGTGCTGCGCTCCAGCTTGTCCGGGAATATCTTGATGATGCAGCCATCGTCCACTTGATTTAGGGCTTCTTTCCGCACCCGCTGCATGGACTTGTTGATACGGAAGGTTCCGATGCCATCTGCTGCGTCAAAATCGAGATCTTCCGGGGTCAGACCTACGATCTCGCCCTCTCGCAGTGCGCCCACCAGTGTGAGGTGGACTGCCAGATGCAGGATGGGGTCCTCCATGCTGTCCAGAGCCGCCCTCATTTCCTCTACCGTCCAGATGGTGCGCTCCTGCGTAGACTTCTTGGGGCTGTCCACGGGAACAGGGCTTTTGACAAGGATGCCCCACTCTACGGCATACTGGAAGGCAGTGCCCAGCAGCCGGTGCACCTCATGGATCGTTGTGCCGGAAAGGAAACGCTGCTTCTGCTTTTCGGTCAGTTCCTGCTTCTTGCCCTCGATATACGAACCGCAGGGCGTTTTGCTCAGGGTCGTGTAGAGGTTCTCCATGTGGTAGGGCTTGAGCTTCTGCATCTCCATGCTGCCGATATAGGGGATAATCAGGTTCTGGATGGTAGATAGATTGGATTCGTAGGTCTTGGGTGCCCACTTGTGTTTGCTGCATTGCTTGGGCAGCCAGTCCATGAGGAACTCTGCCACCGTCACCGAGGACGGAATCAGGAATGTGCCAGCGGCCAGTTCATGTTCGATCTGCTTCTTTCGGTTCGTTGCCTCCTCTTTGGTGGGAAAGCTCTCCCATTTGTCGCAGCTCTTGCCGTGCTCGTCCTGATAGGTGTAGCGGACACT